AGTCAAACTGGCTATTGACCGTGTGCTGACTGATTACGACGGGAATAGGGTACTCGTCGATATCAAAACTGGTGCGTCATCCCAAAGGCATCCGCTTCAACTAGCGGTATACGCGTGGGCTTTATCTAAAGAAGGGGTCTCTGTAGATAAGGCTGGCTTTTGGGATGCTCGCACTGGTAACATTTCGTTATGGAATTTAGACCACTTACAACCTGAACGTGTCGAAGAAATCCTGACAGGGTTTGACAAGATGCGTAAGACAGAAACCTTCCTGCCTAATATGAACTCCTGTGGCAGATGTGGTGTGTTATCATATTGCAAATGGATGAACGGAAACAAGTCGAAAGGATATGAATAATGGCTGGAGCGAATAACTTCCAAGTCAGTAGCAAACTACCTGATGGCAGAATCTTTGTCATTGGTGCAGATACATTCCTAGACTTTGAGAAACATCTTGGTGATGTTCTTGGAGTTGAGGGTGTTCAAAAGGTACTAGGTATCATGGCTTCTTCACTAGAGGGAGCGCCATCATACGAACAGGCTGTAAGTACTGTTAGTGCTACTTTAGGTGCAACACCAGTTGCCCCAGTAGCAACTTCTACTCCGTCTACCGCACCAGTTGGTCGCAACTGTAAGCACGGTCCTATGACCAAGCGCAGCGGTTCTAGTGCTAAAGGTCCTTGGAAGGGCTATATGTGCCCAACTCCAAAGGGAACTCCTGACCAATGCGAACCAGTATTCCTTAAGCGGAATGAACCTGAATGGAGCACATTCTAACTAATGAGAACCCTTGCCCGTGCTGTTGGTAGTGCGGACATCGGTGGTGAACCACTCCCTTCGGTGTTCCGTACTTTTGATGCTAACAAGATAATCTTTCGCAGAGCGGAAGTGTCGATGATTGCTGGTACTCCTGGTGCTGGTAAGTCGACACTTGCCCTGTCGATTGCTTTGCAAACTAAAGTACCAACGCTGTATGTAAGTGCCGACACAAACGCTCATACGATGGCTATGAGATTGCTATCTATGATAACTGGTAAGACTCAAACCGAAGCAGAAACAATGCTTGCTGAGCAGGTTGATGAGTCCAGAAAAACAATCAATGATTCTTCAGGGCATATCTTTTGGTCATTTGATTCAGCACCAACGCTGGCAGATGTAGACCAAGAGGTTCTTGCTTTTGAAGAATTGTGGGGCTGTGCTCCAACTCTTATTGTTGTAGATAACCTTATGGATATCTCCAATGATGGGGGAGAAGAGTTTGCGGGCATGCGCTCTACAATAAAGGAGTTAAAGTACCTCGCAAGAGATACCAACTCCGCAATTATCGTACTACATCACACCAAGGAGTCGTATGTAGGTAATCCGTGCCAACCGCGAAGTGCCCTTCAAGGCATGGTTGCACAGTTACCTGCTCTGATTTGCACGGTAGGTTCCGACGCGCCAGGATATATAGCCGTCGCGCCCGTAAAGAACCGATATGGTAAAGCAGACCCTTCAGGGGGTACGGCTCATTGGCTTCAGTTTAACCCTGAAATTATGGACGTATCAGATATCCCAGATAGGTCCTAATGTCCAGACCAATCTCAGAACTCAAACCGAGTTATGACAAGGCGATGGATATCCGTGGTAATCCAACTACGGTGTGCATCTGTGGGAGTTTCTTATGGAATCTCAAAGTCGTCTTCGATGAAGACGGTACTATTGGGATGTATTTTCTAGATATGGAGTGTGCTGACTGTGGAACACAGGCAACCGCGCCCATTGAGGAGTAAACATGAAACTAACATCAGCATCAGCAACGCTGTCAGCGATTGTGCTATCTGTGGCAACTATGCCCCACGCTGTGGGTGCATTACTCATGCCACCGAAACTTCCAGCAACGGTTTCGTTGCAGGGGGCTTTAATGATAGACCACAAAATGTTCGCAAAAATGACAGCAAGAACAAAACTAAATAAAATGTTCGGTAAGAATGCTAACCGTGAATGGAAGGCACTTACCAAATTATGGGGTAAGGAATCTGCTTGGAACTGGAAAGCCAAGAACCCTACTTCGAGTGCGTATGGTGTTGCCCAAGTATTGGGTACACCTGAAAACTCAACAATTGAATACCAAGTGAATATGGGGATTAAGTACATAGTCCACCGATACGAAACTCCTACTAAAGCGTGGAAGTTTTGGCAAAGGAATGGCTGGTACTAAATGTCAAGCAAGTCCAAAATTAAAGGGTCGCAAGCAGAACGCGATGTAGTCAAGTATCTCCAAGAGTGGTTCCCGTATGCAGAAAGACGGCTTGCGGGAGCCACTTTAGATAAAGGAGATATCTCAGGTATCAATGGTGTCTGCATTGAAATAAAGAATCACGCAAAATTAGATTTGGCTGGATGGTTAGCAGAACTAGAATTAGAAACTAAAAACGCTAAAGCATGGACTGGTGTGGTAATTCATAAACGTAAAGGCAAAGGCAATCCTGCTGATTGGTACGCTACACTACCTGTATCAGTATGGGTAGAACTTTTACGAAAGGCTATAGGTAATGGAAAAGCCTGATATATCAGTAGTTTTAGAGCACTACGGCGCCCGAGTACCAACAAGACATGGGTGGTTCTCTATGAAGTGTCCGTTCCATGACGATAGACATAACAGTGCTTCAGCGACAAGAGATGATAACGCTTTCTGTTGTTTCGCATGCCAGATTAAGGGCGATGCGTATGCTATAATTATGGCTAAAGAAGGGGTGGGATTTCGTGAAGCAATCGACATCGCAAAGAGAATCTTTAATGAGAGCGGCAAAGTATTACCACAGCGCTCTCGGAGAAGCGGAGGATTACCTCGCAGAACGGGGAATCACAATGGAGGCAGCGGAAAAAGCACGCTTGGGCGTCGTTTTAGACCCGCTCACGGGGCATGAGCAATATATCAACAGATTGGCTATCCCGTATCTCACAAAGTCAGGCGTTGTTGATATTCGATTCCGAAGCCTCGGACATGAAGAACCGAGATATATGGGACTTACAGGTGCATCGACTCACTTGTATAACGTGGGCGCGTTTTTCCGTGCATCGACATACATATGTATATGCGAAGGTGAGATTGACACGATTACATTGGATTACGTGTGTAATATTCCTGCGGTTGGCGTTCCTGGTGTCAATAATTGGAAGAAACATTACACTCGGCTCCTTTCTGACTTTGAAAAGGTTTTCTTGTTCGCAGATGGAGATAATGCAGGAACTGAGTTCGCTAAATCTCTATCCAGAGAGTTGTCTTCACTTACCATCATACAAGCGCCGGAAGGCGAAGATGTAAATTCTATGTACAGAATACATGGTGCTGATTACTTCAAAGAAAAGATTGCAGGTGCTCAATAATGTTGATGCCTGAGAACGATGGATTCTTTGTCTGTAAAGCAGATGACTTTAAGACAGATAATCTATTCACATATATGGACCATTTTGGTGTTGAGTATGACTGGATGGTGCGCTTAAATCCTAAGTTCACCCTTAACTTATTCTCGTTCTTAAGCGAAATGTCTATACTTCTAGATAGAGGTGACATAGACGATGCTTGGGAACACCTACAAAGTGTTGTATTGCTGCTAATAAATGCTAGCGGTGAGGACTTTGATGAGTTTATTGAAGAGGCTCAGGTTATTGCTGGGTCTGTAGATATGTTCGAACAGATAGAAAGATATCTAGATGACGAAGAACCTAAATGACATAGAGCCATCTACGTTTGAGATAAACGTGATGGAAACCTTTAATGAACTAGAAGACTTGCTTCTTCAAAAACACTACGATTACGGACCACGAAATATTGCGGATGCTCCGGGTGGTGCCATCAATGGTTTGCGAGTTAGAATGCACGACAAGTTGGCTCGCATTAACAACCTATACGAAAATGACATAACTCCTGAAAACGAATCCTTCGAGGATTCCTTCAAGGACTTGGCTAACTATGCAATAATTGGATTGCTAGTTCTTAGAGGAAAGTGGGACAATGATTAAGAAATTCGGACCTTACAAAGGAAGTAAACAAAATGGAGGAAGACCAATCTACGTCTTCAAACGAAAGAAGAAGGATGGAACAGTTGTCACTACTTCTTCTAATAAAGCCCGGGTGGATTACGAAGAATCTACTGGAAAATCTTTACCGAGAAAAAAAGAAGTAGACCACATCAACAACAAGGGACGAGCAGGAGATGACCGTAAGGGCAACCTTCGTGTTGTTTCCAAGTCAAAGAACGTCGCTATGGAAAATAAGCGCAGAGCCAAAAAGAAGCCTGCCAAAAAACGAAAGAAGAAATAGTGGCAAAGAAAAAACATAACGTAAAGCGTGTAGTAGTCTTATCAGACATACAGGCTCCTAGCCACGATGCTAGAGCCATCACAGCATTACAAGATTTCGTCTACGACTTTGAGCCAGACGAACTATACTGCGTTGGTGACGAGGCGGATAGTCCTGAACCATCTCGTTGGAATAAAGGTAGAGCAGGCGAATACGCTAAGACTTTACAAGCAGGATTAGACAAGACATCTGCTATTATGGAAGGGTTCAAAGATGTTCTTGGAGATAAACCTTTCCACACTATGAGGAGTAATCATGGAGACCGAATTGACCACTACATCTCAAAATACGCTCCAGCACTTGCAAGCCTCCGCGCTTTGGAATATGAGGAATTGCTCAGATACCGTGAACTCGATATTACGTATCACGATAAAATCTGGCAGTTTGCCCCAGGATGGGCTCTCGCTCATGGAGATGAAGGCTCTCTTATACAAACTTCGGGCGGAACTGCGCTTAACCTTGCGAGACGTATCGGATTATCTGTCGTATGTGGACACACCCATCGTCAGGGCATCCAGCATTACCATGTCGGATACAACGGACGGATTAGTGCAAGACTCTTTGGAGTTGAAGTCGGACATCTAATGGATTTGAATAAAGCAGATTACCTACAGACGGGTGCTGCTAACTGGCAACAAGGCTTTACAGTTCTCTACATTCGTAGAAGTAACGTTACGCCTGTCAATGTTCCAATCATTGGTCGTTCCTTTACTGTGGAGGGTAAGACTTACGCATGGTAATAGAACGGTATGAGGGAATTGTAAACGGTATCGCTTACGAGTTTTCCCGTAAATACCACATGATTGAAGTAGCAGACATACGTCAAGAACTATGGCTGTGGTTCCTTACACACCCTAATAAAGTTACCGTATGGGAGAGTCTAGATGACAAACAGGCAGTTAAACTTATTGGCAGGTCTCTTAGGAATGCAGCCAAGGATTACTGTCAAAAAGAAAAGGCTCGAATTGTTGGGTATCATGTTGAGGATAACTATTACTATGACCGTCAGGTATTGGAAATACTTATCCCTGCTACTCTTAGAGGCGATTCTACTGCTCCTTCTATGGTTGATTTAGGATTTACTTCAACCAGGAAAGTAGCCTCTGAAGGTGGCAACTGGTTTGCCATGATGAGTGACATAGACAAGGCTCTTAAGAAGTTACCTGAAGACCAGTACAACATTCTGTACTCTCGCTTCTGTGATGGTCTAGATAATTCTGGTTTAGCATCTGAACTACAGATATCTGATGATGCTGCTAGAATGAGAGTCAACCGAGCACTAAACAGTTTGCTTAACTTACTAGGTGGTTCAAGACCACGAAGAGAACGAGACTATAAAGAAGGCGAAACCCATGGAGAATCAATCGACATTGAAGCAGATGCTGGAGACGTTGGAGACGAAGTTGAACGACAAGAGTTGGACTGATACTCAGGAAAAAGACTTCGTTAAACTTCTTGACGGCTTAGGCAAGTCCACTCATAGCCTTGCTACACGCACTTACATTATGGCTGACTTAATTGATAAATTTTATGAGGCTATCGTTGATTTATTTGAGATGACTGATGATTCGGCTACGTCTATTCCGCAAAACGGCGATGTCTATCCCGAGCCCAACACAAACCTTTCGGTGGCTGAGTGATTTGCGAGGTCTGCGCCATAGGTGCGTATCTTAACAAGAAAGGTGATGTTGCTGCGGTTGAATCGCATAAGTTATGTAAGGGTTGCGATTGCCAGCATAAGTTAGGAACTGGTTGGGTAAAGGTCATTAAAAAAGCCCCTACCGCCGAAGCGGTAGAGGCTTAGTGTACGATTATCGTACAGTTAGGCTATGAAACATTAACCCATTTCATGGCGGTCACAATTAAGTGGTCGTAATCGCCTGACATGGATTCAGAGATGTACTGTTGTACATCATCTTCCGATACGCCTTCTCTGCGGAGGGCGCTTGATACTTTTGCCATTACAGCAAAAGCATTTCCATCTTGTCCAGCCAAAGTGACTGTGACATTATCGTATTTAGGTGTCATTTTTTTCTTTCTGTACGATTATCGTACACTAGGGTTATAGGGCAAAGTATAGGAGTAGTCCAAAGACATTAAGAACACCGACAGTTATCCAAAGGATAAGCGCCACCTGTTCTCCTACACTTTCATAGGGTGCGTAGTCATCACCTTCGTACACTACTCACCCTCTCTCCTGAAGAAAGAAGATTCATAGGTATCAAGTATGAATAGGGGAGTGATACCTAGTTTCTTCTGTAAGTCGGAACGCTCTTTGATGTCAAGACCACCCCAAATACCTGATAGTCCTGAATACGCAAGAGCGTAATTACGACACTCCATCAACGCAGGACACTCATTACAAATCTTACGAGCCTTCCTAGCGTTAGGTGTGCGTGACCAAGACTTATCGTTCCCGATAGGTTCATCAGGAAACCATAAGTCAGGGTCATGTTCAGAGCATAGTGCTTTCTCTTTGAAGTCGGGCATGTGATTATCTATCATCACTACTCCCAACTGTACGATTATCGTACATTATCTTAGAGAACGCACATGCTTGACAATAAGCGTAATCGCTTAAATCATAGTTTGGCACTACTAATGCCACACCACATTTATAGCACTCACGCTGTGTGTACTGCGTTTTCATGCGACTCCTTCTCTAGCGGTAATTGTCCTGCTAGGGTTCGATACTCAATGGCTTTGAGTATCAGGGCAGAGTAATCGGTTAGCCTGCCCTCCGCTAATGCCTTCTCAGCACTAGCGGAATACATTTCTGCTCGCTTACTAAAGTAGTAAGGAGTTGGCGGTACGGGTTTCCATGGTTTCTTAGCCACGATTCCACACAGGCGCATAGACAACTTCGACAACAGTTTCAACTGTCATCTTATCTGCCCATGCTTGCGCTGCCTCCATGCTAGGAAACAATCCGTACGCAAGTGGCTCGTGCCAATGGTTAGGTGAACGAACCATAAAGCCACTAACTAACATGCCGTCTATCATGAGGTTAACCACCCTCCACCATGATACGATTCCGTACCTGTACGATAATCGTACGACTTGCTGGTGTGATAGCACATACATGTGAACTTAGTTTGCTCGCACATGTAGCAACTACCACACATGTAGCAATACTCTGTCACTCTTTGTTCCTCTGCTGTTGGATAGTCTATGAAATGCTCACAGACTTTACACTCCAGCCATGAGTTATCATCATCGGAATACACATAGTCGTATGCCGATAGATAACTATTCTTTTTGTCATAGTCACCACTTGTCCAATAGTCATACAGATAGCATGAACTATTAGACCACCATACACCTGTGCTATCTGCTGTACCTTTCTCCTCATGGAGTAGGTATAACTCGTGCTTGGCTGTGGGATTAACAGTTAAGAAGGCAACCTTAGAACCAGTAGTGAAATCCTCTAGCATGTTCCACACTTGTGGATTATCTAGGGCAGATACACCGCCGATAGTAGGCATTAAGTCCTCAGCAAAGATACGAGTATCGCTTCTGTCATCTTTGGGGTTCTCGATAACAGAGAGAATACCATTGTGGGCAAGATAGGTCTGCTCGTCATCTCCTACGCGGAAAGGGTGGCAGTTGTCTATCGTATTAGAGCCATGAGTTGCGTATCTAGCGTGCCAGATAGCGTAATTCTCAGGGTACTTGGCTCTATCCTCGAAGAACTTGTTGATACACTCATCAGCGTTCATAGTGCGGAATGTGAGTATCCGTTGTTCCTTAGGAATTGCTATCGCATAACCGAAGCCATGCGGATTGTTGAGTGCCGAGTTAACCAACTTGTCACGAGAAGGCAGAACATTAGGCGGTATAACACAGAGCATACACATTAGAGGTAGTTCCTTTCTGTACGATTATCGTACACTTTACTCGCTGTCATAGAGTTGTTCGCTTCTGAAAGCCTTCTCCATAGTACGGAAAAGATTTGGATAGTTATCCATGTTGGCATAGACATAACTGGAGAAAGCCAGCCATGTTAGCGATTTATTCTTGCCATTGACTTGTAGGTTGCGAGTGTACTCTACACCTGCGTGTACGAACTCAATAGCAGAGATAACAGTTTCAGGTATCAAAGAACCCTTGAACACACGAACTTCAAGAGTTTCGCTGTTGAAGGTATTGACAGCAGCATGTCTGCCACCTTCGGTATGTCCATACTTAACCTTGTTAAGGACATTACCCTTATCGGCAAAGTTCGCATACTCAGGACTATACCTGCCAGCAATTTTGCCAACCTGTCTATCGTTATCGTAAATAAGTTTTACGAAACGCATTTCGTGTGCTTGTCGTTGTCGTAAGAAATCGTCAAAGTCATCAAGACTTACTGATGTACGATTATCGTACGATACTCCGAAAGCGGCACGACTAACATGTACATGAAGCCCACAGGTACTCGTATTCCATGAGCGAAGCCCTAGTTCCGTGCGGAACTTAAGGAACTTGAACCATGGGAACTCTGTCCTGAAAGCGTCAAGCGTGTGTGGGTGCGTGACTATCTCGAAGCCATTGGAAAGAGAGCCATCTGATTTAAGATAGACTCTATCTCCGAGGTCATCTTGGACAATCTCGGCGCTACTGTGTCTGCTGTAATTGCCTCTACACTCGACTTCGAGTTCGACACCAAAGAATAGTCGTGTCTTGCCGTCATCTCCGTAGAATACAGGGTCGGGCTTGTGGTCGTATGGGTAGATAACTCCATCGTCATAATCATCTCTGTCGTATCTACAATCGTGTTCATCTCCCCAGTATTGTTCATCGCAATTACTACATGTGTACACATTGTTGTCGTAGCAAGGCTCACAGTAGGAACACCCGTCAAATGATGTTTCAAGTTCCGTATCTCGGTACGAACCACATGCTTCACAGAAGAAGTAATCGTCTTCAAGAGTTTCTCCTCTCTCGTCTAAGTATTGGCTTAGACATACTTGGCACTTGTCGTACCTGTTGATAGTTGTCATCTGACAATAGTTGTCATTGGTTAGGTTAGAGTTTCTGCCTTCCCACATGTCCATTCTCAGAACTGTATCTCGGCAACATCTCGGAGTGACACTACAAGTCTTGTGAACCTGTACGATTATCGTACGATTATCAGCATACGCAGCATTTGTAATACTCGCTTCTGCCATTGGTCTTTGGCATGCGAAGCATTTTGGAGTGTTCAGCGTAATTGGGTAGTCGGTCATCAACACTTGATTTTCTAGAAGGTATCGAGCCTCTAGTTCCCTATCATCAGATAGAGAAGCAGAGTTGATGAGCGACCTAAGGTTGTAGGTATGACAGTTGAAGCATTGGACAAAGGAAGTCTTTCTCCAACTACTTTCGTCATCTCTATAACCATTGTCAGCAGTAGCGAGGCTATGGGTAAATAGCCAGTTATCTCGACTACAACTTGGGCAGACATCTAACTCGATTAGCGCCCAACTTGGTTGGTTTATCATTTCAGCCCCCTTGTACGATTATCGTACAGAGTTGCGAAGCGCAGACACCTTGTTGCGTAAGGCTTCGTTTTGTTCGATTAAACGCTTGTTAGCAGAAGCACTTGAAATGATAAGGGCTATTGACCCTACAAGTGCTATTGAGATAGCGATGATGTCTGTACTTTGTAAGTACATGGTTAGCCTTTCTGTTAGGGTATCCCTGTACGATTATCGTACGGGGGCGGTGGGTGTACGCCCAAAGGATTAAGCGCACACGCCACCTACGCAGGGTTGAACCTGCGGTAGGCATAGTATTTCACAAATGGGCTTAAAGGTCAAGTAAATCACGACTACGAATACGGCTGGAATTACGGCTACGGCTACGAGTACGGCTACGGCTAACAACGCGGCTACATCTAGCCTCCCGACCAACACAAACCAACACAAACCTTTCCGACACAAACTTTCCTTACCGACACAAACCAAAGGTGTCTTCGACACAAACTTTTTTCCGACACAAATTTTTTCCGCGCTGTACGAAATTCGTACACCGAGCCTAGACATGCCGAAACCCCCGCCCGAAATCGGGCGAGGGTCGGCGAGCCTAGAAACTAGGCAGACTTTTTGGAGATGACCGCAGGATGGTTGGCGCGTGCCGCCTTGTTCACGCCGTCAATGAACTTTGTGAATCTTTCCCAAGAATCCACATCATCAACCTTAATGTTTTCGAGTTTCTCGACACCTTTGAGGAATCGAGCAACTAGACCCGAAAGCGTGGTATCGCTCTCGCCGTTTTCCTTATCAGGAAGGTTAGCCACTTTCTTTGACAATTCAGCGAAAGTCTTTGAGCCCTTTGCCAATTCCTCGAAAGCGCCCTTTCCGCCAAGTTTACGGCAACCTTGAATCGTGACCGCAAAAATCTCTTTCAGAGTTTGCTCTTTGCCACCTGCCAAGTCTTCAGCGATAAAAGCGCTTCCGAAATACTGAGCCCAAGTCGAGCGAATCGTTGGTGCGCTTCCAGTTTCTTCGACTAACTGAATTGTAGCCTTCAAGCCTCGAACTGATAACTTTCCTGCTTCAACCTTAGCGCGAGCCTTAACCCAGAATCCGCGCTCTGCCACCATGTCGAGCGAGCCCTTTAATTCCGAGGCTAACTGAACATCAGCCATGTCCTCGAACTTTGTTTCTTTCTTTGCCATTTCTTTTCCTTTGTTTGTTGGTTGAGCCTTTCTCAACCATGAAAGAACTCTAGCAGAAAAGCCCTAGAACCTCAAATCGTCAGACCTCGTGTCGTGTACGAATTTCGTACACCTAGCCCCCCCTCACACGCTCAGGCAGACAGCCCCCCGACACA